TGCTGGTTTTTTTTTTGAAGAGTTGCGTGACACCCTCAAAAAAGAAAAAGAAAGGTTATCCTATACTCCAACTCAGGAAGAAGTCAGGGCCGGAATCAATCGTTTTGAAAAGTTCGGAGAGTTACCAACGCTTCGGGCTCTTGCGAGGACTCTTAATAAGAGTATTGAAGAAGTGCTTTTGGAGAAGTACAACTTCATTCACATGATCATGTACGAAGATGCGGAAGAAGCGAGATACAAAAAAAGGCTAAGTGAAATTTATAGTAAGAAATGATAATACAGGATATAATTAGAGGGGTGGTAAGCACAATGGTAGTTCCAAACACTTCCACGCCTCCGACATTTATCCAGGGCAATGACGGTTATCAGAACTTACAGGCTGATGAGATCACAAACGACATTATTATTCTTGATTGGCCTATTGTAAGTAATGACGATTATAAACAGGGCGGATTGCTTGAGGAAAACTACACGGTAAATATTCTATTTCTGACCAAATCAGAGTTTGATAATATGCCGGATCAACACGAGGTGTTAATAGCAAGAATGAGAGAGCAGCGAAGAGTGTTCTTAAACAAACTTTCAACCTATGCCACCGGACCAAACAAGGCGGTTAGGTCATTTGGAAGTATCAAGACGATTGACCTGGTGAATATATTCAACTCAAACCGTTCCGGGGTTATGTTATCATTAAGAATCACACCATTAAACCCGCTGCCGAAATGCTAAACAACAAAAAAGAGTTGTCGGAATTTCTTGAGTCTATTAAAGCGGATATCATTAAAGAGCAGAAGGCGCAGGGGCGTGTAGCATCCGGTAAAAGCATCGAAGGATATGATGTAGAAACAAGCAATGTAACCGGAACCCTTTACGGTGTAAGCTATTCAGGCACACTTGAGACAGGTCGAAAGGGAGGGAAAGTGCCTTACGGCTTTGCTGAGATCATAGAAGACTGGATAAACGAGAAACGAATCTTTCAAGACAAGAGCATTGCAGCTCGTGGGTCTATCGCTTATTTCATAGCTAAGAAAATTCAGCAAGAAGGAACGAAACTGCATCGTGAAGGAGGTCAGAGCGGGGTGTTTACAAATGTAATTACCGATAAGAGGCTTACGGATTTTAGTAAGGAGATTCTGTCTAGCTTCCAAAACGATACTATAAACGAAATACTATACCAATTTGCGGCATGAAAAATATCATCAAGGGCATATGGTTTATGTTGTTTTCCGGCTTTGAGGATTGGCAGAAGGAAAGATATAAAACCTGTATGGAGTGTACTAAATCTCCATTGTGTCCCGCTTGCGGCTGTATAATTAAAGCAAAGGTAAAGGTAGAAAAAGAGACTTGTCCAAAAAACAAATGGCAATAACCATATCAGAACGCCCAAGGCTTTACGCCTACACAGAAGACAGCCCGGCCGCACAGGTTTACGGGACATGGTGCGCTGCATGGAATCCTATTGTTTATAAATTCTCTGTTCCCACTACAGCGGATCGTAATAGCTCTCTTTTGGTACAAGTTTACGAACTAGGAAGCAATACACTTCTTTCAAGAGATTTGATTAAACCTTTCCGGGAGGATGATTTAGTTTTCGATGTAGCTCCATCGGTGAGAGCCTACTTATTCTCTGAATACGAAACTGATTTTACGGCAGGAATAAATTGCGAGGATGCCGGAAACTCGATCACGTTTTACATTACCTATACTCAATACCTATCCGATGGAACATATTTATCTCTCAGTTCAGAACAAGACAAGCCTGTTACGGCCGTTTGCTCAGCCATGCAGTTTGGAGATTCTAACGGAGGCAATATGATCGACTATACACCATTCAACGAAGAGTTACCAGAAGTAAACAAAATGAAATTTCTTTCTGGTTTCGAAACCCCTGTTAAGTGGGCCGGATATCCATTCACGCTTTCATTTATATACTCAAGAGAATTAGCAGGTGTCGAAGTCTTAAGAAGGCAACAACAGCAAAATATAAACAGGTTGGAACTGGTAACAAATGACACGCTACTGGACACTTCAAAGATTGGCAAGGTGAACTATCTATTGGTTACAGAGCCTACAAGTGCCTTGACTAGATTTATTCAAATAGAATTAAGAACAGGACAAACAATAAATGACTACTACGTTGATCCGGGATATGTGGATGATGGGTATACACAGATACAGTAATGGCGAACGTTTGTGAAAGTAGATATTATATCTTATCAACAATAAGCCCAGGCGAATATAATGTATGGGACAAGTTGGATAAGAAGGTTCGTAGGGTTAATTACTCTTCGGTTACCGATTATTATGAGTTAAACGAAGGCTCAATAATAGATGTTATTAACTTTGCAGACGGGACCGTAAGACTTGTGACAGCAGGAAACCCGGTTCAAAACGTAAACTTCATTCCTCTGGCAAGCACGTCAGGTGATTATTACAACGTACTATTAAGCGCCTATGTAACCGGGGGTACGTTGGTTGTTATTATGTGGGCCACAACAGCGAGAGAGGTTACCACATCTGCATTCTCAATGCAGGTTTTTGATAACAACAGCCCTGCTAATCCGATAACCCCGTGCTTTAATAATTATAACCTGTCCGACCAAGCAATATTACAGGCTTGGTGCGATGGATTCACACTAAACGAAGCGGTGTATAGTGATTCTCCTTTTGGAGTAACGATAGTGCAAACGCCCAATTCAACACTGTGCGGATGGAACCCACCAATAGAACCCTTTAGGTTTTCAGAACAAAAGACTGTTGAATATAAGACTTGTGTTTTAAACAATCCTATTTATATAGTTTGGAAATGCCTGGTTGGCGGGTGGGACCAGTGGCTATTTGAAAAGACTCAAACCGAAACTATCCAGGTAACATCCCAGGGTTCTTACGTTGAACATTACGATAAAATATCAGACACAAATAACCCTGAATCCGAGATTGGCAGAACAGCAAAACCAAGGATAATACTAGGAGCTGAGAACCTTACAACCTCACAGGTATTAGGATTAAAAGGGCTTCTGTTGTCCAACCGTGTGTTCATAGTAAATCAGGACGGCACTGTTAATCGAAGGGTAAAGCTTATCGACGGATCTTTTACTATCAGAAAAACAGACGAGTTTGTACATGATATAGAGTTTGAGATTGATGATGTAGTTGTTAACACTATCAAGAATTGAAAAGAGAGCTTTACATATCAGGTAAATTAATAGAGCTCTCAGACAGCGAACCGATAGCTATCAGCTATCAGGTGAACGACATTGCTGAGTTGACAGATAGACAGGCTAATTATAGCAATACCTTTACAGTTCCGCCTACAGAAAATAATCATAAGCATCTTAACTTTTCCAACATAGCATCAAGTGCTGCAAACGATCCATATAGAAGGTTGCCGTGTACTTACATCGAGAACGGCATATATAAAATCCCGAGCGGCATAGCGGTTATCGAGGAAAGTTCCAATGGATATCAAATAACCGTCTACTCTGGAATAATAGATTTCTTCGACCAGATAGAAGGGCAGAACCTTAAGGGAATTAATTGGTCTGCTTATGATCACGATTATACAGTTGGGGTAATTAATTTAATTAATGGAAGGTACATAAATGGCACCAGTGATATTTGTTGGCCGCTTATTCAATGGGGTGCTTACAAGCTAAATCAAAACGTTGATATAAAATATCAACAGCCTGCAATAAGATTCTCTACAGTATTCGAAAAAATATTCGAACAGACTAATTACACCTTCTCAGGGCAGATATTTGATGAAGGCGTTTATCAAGACATGGCACTAACACTTAGTCCTGACGAGTATGAGATTTCAGAAGAAGACCTTGAGGATATATCTTATATCGCAAAACTGTCTACTCAGATAGACGATAATACTTTGCCGTCTCAGAATGGACCATCCATAGCTAATCTTATTCCATATTTCAGAGATTTTACAGACGGCAACAATCCTATAGAAAGCATTTATGATTCGGTTAATCCCTGGATAATTCCCTGGCCTGTTAGTTGGATGCCACCGCAAACGTTGAGTAACTCAAGATACAGAAGTAAATTGTTTGTAACCCTTAAGATCACAGTAAAGCTTTTCTTTCAGCAAATAGAATTATTAGGAAATGAAAATGTAAGGATATTTAAGAATAATATCTTATTAAGGCAAACACAGGTTGGTGATTATCCAGGTACATCAGGCTATGCTTATAACCTACAGTTCGAGGATGTTTTTACAATAGACCTTAAGCCGGGTGACGAAATAAAGATACAATTATACGGAAGACATTTAACAGTTAACAACAGTAACCCGGCCAAGAATCATTTAGCGATGGAGGCTATTAGTACCATTCCATTGGGAGGCACTCTTGATTACAACTTTCTGGTGCCTGATTACTCTCTTAAGGAGATTGTAAAATCGTTCTGCCAGATGTTCGGATTAATCATTACGCCAGCTCCTTTTTCAAATGAAATGGTTTTTACAAAGTTCAAGGAGATAAAAGAAAACATTGAAGACGCAGATAATTGGTCGGGCAAAATAGATCTTAGCGAGCCACCTGTATTGTCATTCAGAATCGGTGAGTATGCGCAATTAAACTCATTTAGATATGCGCCAGATGAGTACACAAAAGAGTTCGGGGATGCTGCATTTGCCATAAACGACCAGGTACTAAAGACTAAATACGATGCCGTTCAGTTATTGTGGCCGTCTTGTTTGTCAGAAGAAAACATAAGAACAACAGGACGCAGACTGTTACCGTTACCACTGCCAGATTATGCATCACTTCCGAAGTTCCAATACCTGACCGCATACACAGCAGGCACGGAGGTGGGATATAACAATGTAATTTATAGGGCCATTATAAACGTTCCGGGCGGTATAGCTATTGACCCTTACCATACAGGATATTGGCAGATCAGAACAGATCAATATATAACAACCGCCACAAACCAAGGCGTAAAAATCGATAGGTATACATTAATAGAAGCAGACCCTTGGGACCAAGTACAGTCATACTCTCAATTCGACGAGGTTAATTATGGTGGTCAAATATGGGTTAGCCAGATTAACGACAACCTGAACAATATCCCACAAACGGGACCGGGTAACTGGGAGTTGAGAACGCTACAATACGAGCAAACGATAAACGCTGCAAGCAGAATAGTTCTAATCAGACCGATTAACTATGCGCCAAAAGGAAGCGAACCCTTCTTTGATTATTCAATTAATTATACAGACGGCACAACAATATCAGCATCAGGAACCACTGGTTATCCAATGGCTTATTTCGCTGATAACTTAGAACCCTACAATCTTACCTGGCAATACCTGCTTGAAAATTATTACAAGGAGCTTCAAGAGATGCTAGTGAATCTAAAATCAATAACATGTTTAATGAGACTGACGGATGCAGACATTGCAAATCTTGATTTCTTGAAATTAAAATACGTGAAGTTATTTGGTAATTATTTCTACTTGAATTTAGTAGAGGATTATATCAGCGGGCAGAGCGCCAAGGTTCAATTAATTAGAATGTGACAATGGCAGAGGAGACAAAAAAAATAATATTACAGTTACAGATTGACCAATCAAAATCACTTGGTGAGATAGTCAACCTGAAAGACCGTATATCAAAACTTAAGGAAGAACAGAAAGCTCTAAATCTTGAAACAGAAGAAGGGCGCAAGACCTACGAGGCGTATAACGCACAGATAAAAGCGCTAACAAAAGAACAAAAAAGCCTTGAGTTAGCCGTAGAAAAAACAGCAGCAGGCTTTGAGTTTGAAACCGGAAGCATTGCAGCGAACCGGGCAGAGCTTTCAAAATTAACAGCAGAATATAAAAACCTTGCCAACCCAACAGCAGCCCAAACAAAAAGAATAAAAGATCTTTCCGATAGGCTTAAAGAGCAGGAATCCGCAATAGGAAACACTTCACGAAATGTAGGTAACTATAAAGACGCTCTTGTAGGGATTCAGTCACAGCTTGGTGTATTCGGCCCTCAGGTGCAACAGTTGACAGTTGGATTTAAAGGGGTGACAGAGGGACTAAAAATAGCCTCTAATGGATTTACCACACTTAAAGGAGCAATAGCAACAACCGGAATAGGAATACTTTTGCTTGCCCTTGCTTCGCTTATTTCCCTGTTTAAAAACACGGATGATGGCGCTACTAAGCTAGAAGGAGTAATGGGGGCTCTTGGTGCTGTCACCAAAGAGGTTAGCGGATTCGCAGCAGAGTTGGGTGGTAGACTGGTTGATCTGTTAACAGGGGCAGAGGATTTTGAAACAGCTCTGTCAGATCTTGGTGATACCATCCTGGAGAATGTTATAAACAGATTTAAGGCTTTTTTAGTTGCGGGGGACGCTATAGCCAAATTATTTGATGGTGACTGGAAGGCGGCAGCCAAGTCGGGATTTGATGCTATTGTACAGTTTCAGACAGGAATAGCAGGAGCTTCCGATAAGGTAGGCGCTTATGCCGAACAACTGGCGGCAGCAGCAAAACAAGCGTTTGAGTATGCTATTAAACTAGACGCTATAAATGACGCTCAAAGAGGTCTTGATACTACAAATGCAAAGAGCAATCAAATTGTACAACAGCTAATAATTAATGCCAAAAACAAATCTCTTTCAGACCAAGAGAGAATAGAGCTTTTGTTAAAAGCAAATAAAATTGAAGAGAGCTCTGTACAGAAACAGCAATCTCTTGACAAACAAAGATTAGCATTGGTAATCGAAAGAAACCAGCGTGAGAAAGCGGCCATTAACCAAAAGCTAGAAAGGGATATTAGGGAGGCTAAATCTGAGGAAAAGAAAATAGCTATCAGACAGAAAGCGCTTTCTATTAGCGATAAACTTGCACAAGAGCAAGCAGATCTTGAGAAGAAAATTATTGAGTCTGAAACGTCTTTTATTTCCTTAAGAGAAAAAAATCAAAATAAAATAAGCGCATTAGAAGAGCAGATTGCAGCAGATAGGCAGAGAGCTTATGAGGCTTATGTAAAACAACTACAGGAAATTAACCAGGCTGAACTTAATCTTTCCAACCAAAGAGCGGCACAGGTTATCGCTAATCTTGACTATGAGATTTCCAAAACAAAAGATAGTGATGCAGAGAAGTTGGTATTAATGCGATTGCGTTTAGAGAAGGAGCTGGAATTGCAAAAGGAAATTGCAGACGAAAAACTAGCACAACTTACATCTCAGTCTTTACAGGAAAACGCAAATCAAGAGGCAATTGCACTAGAGAAAATTGCCATTGAAGAGCAAGCGACCCAAACGCTATTAATGATAAATCAAAAGTACCAGGACGATATTACAGCAGTAAATGCAGCAGCAGAAAAAAAGAGAACAGAGGACGCAAAGAAAGAAGAAGAGTTAAGAAAAAAAGAAAGAGACCAGCAGTTTAGTGATATCAAAAACGGTATCAATGATATTGCACAATTCGCCCTTACTATCAACGAGGCAAGTTTAAACACTAGAATATTAAAGAACGAAAGCGCACGTAAAAAAGAATTAGCGGCTGTTGGAAACGACAAGGCGAAGATGGACGCCATTAATAAGAAGTACGATAAAATAGAGGCAGACGCCAGAAGAAAGTCAGCGAAGGATGCATTAGACATTCAAAGCATTCAGGCAGCAGCAGGCGCAGCGCTTGCCGTTGTCCAGGCGTTAGCTTCTTCTCCGCCACCTGTTAGTTATGTATTAGCAGCAATATCAGCAGCGCTAGGAATCGCCCAAGTATTAAAACTTCAATCAGAAAAATCAAAATTGGCAACAGGAGGATTGTTAAATGGCCCATCTCACGCCAACGGGGGCATAGCTGGTACGGGTAGATTTAATAACATAGAAGTAGAAGGAGGGGAGTTTGTGGTTAGAAAGTCAGCGGTAACAAAAGAAACATTACCGTTGCTTCATTATCTGAATAACATGAAAATAAACAGACCTCCAATAAGAGCTGGAAAGATGGCAACAGGGGGACAAATATTTGATGGAGGAATGTCGGCCCGCCAGAACTTTCAGGATGTACAAAATAACATGCTGGTTAAAGACATGATATCACAGGCTATTGCCTCACAACCTTCCCCAATAGTTTTGGTTAAGGATATTAATAGCGGACAAGGAAGAAGGGTTCGGGTAACGGATAGAGCTAAAATATGAAGCTGGATATACTTACTGACTTAGATCAAAGATATGGACTTGTAAATCTGTATAAGGAGAATATTATTAATGCCAAAGTTATTTTTCATAAAGACGTATACGAAAAATACGACACGTTTATAAGAATGGGAGACAATGTTAGAAAGGCTGTTTATAAAACAGAAAGCTATTTTAAGATTGACAGCAGATCGGTGTATAGAATAATTCAAGAGTTTAGAAATGACAGGTAATAAATACGTAATACATATCAATGGTTCGCCTCGTCATGATACTATGAGGAAAGAAATGAACAGTCTGTACACAGGGGAGTACACCGTGTTTAATGCCATCGTAGATCACAATCCCAAAAAAGGAATATCGGAATCATTCAAATGTATTATTGAAGAAAATTACGAAGAACCTTTTATTCACATATTCGAGGATGATGTGAAGTTTATAGGTAGTGAATCACGGCAGATGTTTGAAAAAGGGTTCAAGGAATTACCGGGTGACTGGGATATATATTTAGGAGGAAGCTATACCTACGACACTCGCAATATAGTAAACCTTGGGTCCTTATTGAAAATTAAAAACTTCCGCTCGCTTCATTGTGTAGTAATAAGAAAGACGGCTTACGATCTATTTCTTTCTCATGATGTAAGCAAGGCTGGCAATATAGACACATGGGTAGCTTCTCATGAGCCAAACGTTTATTTGTGCAACCCTCAAATAGCAATTCAGCACGAAGGGTATTCCTATAACTTTAAGAAGGTTGTAAATCACAACATACATTTACGAGATAAAAACATACATGCAGGTTAATTTATTTTTCAACTATTATAAATCAAAAGACAGACAACACGAGATAGACGAGTGTCTTAATAAAAACATGGAGGTATTTGATAATGTAATTACGTTTTCAGAAAGGCTTACATTTTATGAAATGTTTAATTTGTCAAAAAAATACCCGAACGACATAAATGTGTTTTGTAATTCTGATATTTATTTTATAGACACAAATATTCTGAAAACAATACAGCCTAATCATTGTTACGCACTTACTAGATGGGATAGAGCTACAGACGGATTGAAGTTCTTTGGACGTAACGATTCTCAGGACGCTTGGGTGTTTAAAGGCATAGTCAAGGATATGCCGGTTAATTTTACTCCTGGTCTTTGGGGTTGCGACAATAGACTGGTTCACGAGTTACAAAGAGCTGGTTATATAGTATCAAATCCTTCGCTTAGCATTAAGACTATTCACTTACATGCTGTTGATAATCGCAATCAGGAGAGAACACCAGACAACACAGTACCGCCACCATATAAAACACTTATACCTTGCCACCTTTAAAAATATATCACATAGGATTATGCGCTACGCCCGGAACAAATAACGGGTTGCAAAAGGCATTCAGGAAAGTTTCTGAGTATAAAGAAATTCATACCGGACATAAGGATCTAAACAACCAGATATTAAAAGATGTATCCGAGTTCAGGCCGGACATTGTTTTCATGCAGATTCAGACCCCAAATATTGTATACATAGAAACCATTAGACATATCAAAGAGTATTGTGGAAAAATTGTAAACTTCACAGGAGACGTACGGAGTCCGTTACCGCAATGGTACATTGAAACAGGAAAGGAGATAGATCTTACTTTATTTGTTAGTTATACAGATGTTGACATAGCTTTAGCTAGAGGTGTTAAAGCCGAGTGGATACAGATAGGTTTCGATCCTGAAATATTTAACGACCAGGTTGCGCCCGCAAACGTTCCCGAAATAGTTTTCACCGCCAACAACTACGATCATTTCGAATTGTCACAATATCGAAAAGAAGTAGCTTATGCGCTTAATAGAGAATTTAAAAATAGATTCCAGTTATACGGAAATGGATGGAAAATTCCAGCGCTAGACTGTAATGCTTCAATGGAAAAGCAAGCATCAATATTTAGGGGCGCAAAAATATGCATAAGCGTTTCAAACTTTAATCATGCTTATTATACCTCCGACAGGCTGTTAAGAGCAATGGGGGCAGGGGCTTTCTGTTTGTCTCACGACTTTGAAGAATACGGTTGTATGTATACTGATAAAGAAAACATTGCTGTATTCGATTCTATTCCAGACATGATTGAAAAGTGCCACTACTATTTAGAGAACGACGAAGAGCGTAATAGGATAGCAAAAAACGGATACGACCTTACCCATAAATTATATACATGGGATTCAATGATAAACAACTTAATAAAACTATGCGAGTAATAGGATACATACCATTGTACTACGGGGCCGAATACCTGGAAGCCTGTATAAAATCAATGCACAATCACGTTGAAAAAATTGTGATAGTTTACACCGACAAGCCGTCACAAGGCCATGCAACGCAATTTATTTGCCCCGAAACAGAGGAACAGTTAAAAGAAATAGCTTTTGCTTCTTCTGATAAAATAGAATGGCACAAAGGCGAATTTGGATTTGAAGCACAGCACCGAAACTATATACTTGATCACGCAAAGGGATACGACCTTGTGTTCACACTAGATGCTGACGAGATAGTTAACCAGGAAGATATTGGCCCGGCCCTTGGGTACGCTTACAAAAGCAATAAGAGACATATCGGATTCAGGGGCTTTATTAACTTTTGGAGATCGTTTAGTTACGCTTGTTACGACGGATTTGTGCCATACAGAATAGTAAATCTAAGAAACAGAACAGGAACGGATACTGTAGACTGTAGAGTGTATCACTTCTCAACTGCTCAGAATATTGAGACGGTCAGATTTAAGTGGAATGTTTCAGGCCATAAAGATGAGCTAAGAAAAGATTGGATCGATAAAATATATCTTGGTTGGACTCATGAAAACAATTTACAAGACCTTCACCCGGTAGCTTTAGGACTTTGGAATGCAGTTGAGTTTGACAAGAAAACATTGCCAGATATTTTAAAGTCACATCCAAATTATAACAAAGAGTTAATATGAGCGAGCACTGTGCTTTGATTATTGAAAATAGATTTGATGTCTCAAAAATAATAGAGAGCCATGCAAAATTTATTCCTACTAATTGGGAGATAATACATCTAAGACTTGATATTAAATCAATGTTCGACTACAACAAAGCATTGACAGATCCGGATCTTTGGAATAATTTCAGGCATAAAAAAGTATTGATATTTCAGCACGACAGCATGTTATTAAGGACAGGAATAGAAGAGTTTATTGAATGGGATTACGTTGGAGCGCCTTGGAAATTCCAAGAACATGGAGGCAATGGCGGCCTGTCATGGAGAAGCAGAGATGCTATGAATTGGTGTATCAATCAAAAGCCCTGGGATCCTTCACTAGGGAATGAAGATGTCTATTTCTCTAATCTACTAAAGGATTCTCCCTTCAAACTTGCGCCACGTGAAGTGTGTGAAAAGTTCTCCTGTGAGTCAATCTACAAAGAAGGAACGCTCGGCTATCATGCTATAGAAAAATATTTAACACCAGAAGAAGTAATTAAAATAAAAACACAATATGAACAGAATTGAAATTATTAACGGACTTATAAAAAAGAATGGCTATAAAAGTTATTTGGAAATAGGTGTACAGGCCGGACATTGTTTTTCTCAAATTGTTTGTGAAAACAAAATAGGGGTAGATCCTGATAAGTCAAGTGCTGCAACTAATCATAAAACATCAGATGATTATTTTAAATCAATAACTTTTAAAGATGCAAGAAAAAAGTTCGATATAATATTCATAGACGGATTACACCATTCTGAACAGGTAATTAAGGATATCGAAAATTCATTACTGCACCTTAATGAAGGCGGCACAATTGTAATGCACGATTGCCTGCCTACATCAAAACGAATGCAGGAAATACCTTTGCAAGAGCAATGCGAATGGACGGGTGATACATGGAGAGCTTTTTTGCTAAACAGGATCATATCATCAGATTTAGATATGTGTGTAGTTGATTGTGATTGGGGGTGCGGAATTATTAGACGAGGTAAACAAAAGCTAGTTGATCTATTGAACGACCCAACCTACGAAGAGTTTCAAGCCAACAAAAAAGAATGGATGAATATTATTACGCCTGAACAATTCAAAGCAAAATATCTATGAAGTATCTAGTTGGAATACCATGCCTGTATGGTGTTGAGCATACAAGAGAGGCGATTGATTCGGTAATAAAAACACCAAACACACACCTGTTACTGATAGATAACGGATCAGAGATTTCGGTAAAAGATCTTATTTATGACTATGCTTTAAAAAATGAAAATGTTTCCGTTATTCATAATAAAGAAAATATTTATGTAAACCCGGCATGGAATCAGATACTAACTTACTTCCTTGATTCAGAATGCGACCGACTTTTAATAATGAATAGCGACCTTGTATTGCAATCTCAATGGAATTTTGTATTAAATTCTTATTTAGATGAATTTAAAAACGACATACCTGTACCATTTATTTCTAATGACAGGAAAACAGTAGACTATTGCTATCCCTTATTTGACGGCACTTATAAGGCAATTGAAGTTACAGAAGGAACGCCCGGAGTGCTTATTGTTATAAACAAAGAGCACGCAAGTAATATTTATCCAATACCAGAAACCATCAAGGTTTGGTTTGGAGACAATTGGATATATGAAGGACTGAGGAAACTAGGGTACAAAACGGTAGTGCTTAATAACCTGATTGCCTATCATTCAGGATCTCAAAACGTTTCAAAAGTAGAAGGCATTGGCAAGATAATCGAACAGGATAAAATAGAATGGGAGAAATTAAAATAGGTGAGTTTTCATATTTTGGCGGTGATATTATCAGAAGAGGGAGCATGAATACAATCACCATAGGAAAATATTGCAGTATAGCCAATGGTGTAATATTCGATTCTGGATTTAATCACAACATGAATTTTGTAAGTACATATCCTTTTAATTCAAACATTCCATCGTGTTCACATTTAACCGGACATCCTATTTGTAAAGGAGATATTATAATTGGTAATGATGTATGGATAGGGGAGGACGCTATTATAATGTCAGGTGTGACTATTGGAGACGGTGCGGTGATAGCTGCCCGATCCATAGTTACAAAAGACGTAGAGCCGTATTCAATGGTTGCTGGATCTTCTGCTAAGATTAAGAAATATAGATTTACAAAACATCAAATTGAATCCCTTCTAAAAATTAAATGGTGGGACTGGGACAATAAAACAGTTGCGGAAAACGCTCACTTGCTAATGGGTGATATTGATATTTTTATTAATCATTTTTTATAGGTGACAAAAATGTGTCACCACAATTCCTAAGACCTTTAAGCACATTTGTAATGTGCAAGGGATAATTAAAATCAATGGATTCATAGGCTCCTTCCCCGGTCCAAACGGAACAACGGTGAAAGGAGTAGAACTAATTGACGTTATCGCCCAAGTTCAGGCGCAGCCTCTTGCTACATCGTTCTTAGTTGAGATTGATAGTGAAGGCGGGTCGTGCAAGGTAGGTTATGATATTCATGATTACCTAACAACATTAGGGCTTCCAATAACAACACAGTCTATAAATAATTGCTGTTCTATGGGCTCCATTATTATGATGGCCGGAGAGCAACGAATAGGAGTAGAGCCTCTCAAATTTCACCCACACAATCCATACACATCTGGCCTTGAAGGCGACGCTACTAAGCTAACCGAAACAGCAGAAGAGTTACGTGCAATTGAGGATAGAATGATTTCCACATACGCAAAAGCTACAGGAATAAGCAAAGAAGGTATTGGGGCTATCATGAAAATGGACAAAGACATCCCACTACAAAAAGCATTAGAGTTAAAATTTCTTACAGAAATAAAAGGTAAAAATAACATGGCAGAAGAAAACAAATTAATTCAAACCATTGAAGCAAAATTTAAGGGGTTAATGAAAGCCTTGAAAATAACCCCTCCATTAGCAATGAAGGCTACCACAACCGACGGAAAGGAAGTAGAGTTTTTAGACGCAGAAGGTCAAGATTTTGAAGGCGATCCAATGCCTGGCGATATGGTTATGATTGCAGGAGCGCCAGCGCCAGACGGTCAATACGCATTTGCAAACTATACAGTAGAAGTTCTTATGGGAGTAGTTACAACTGTAACCCCAAGTGAGGCTGCTGTAGAGGCAAAGAAAAAAGCTGAAACTGAAAAGGAAGAAGCAGAAAAGAAAGCAGCTCTTACAAAAGACGCAGATGAAGCTCTAAGAAAAGAAAACGAAGAACTGAAAGCTGAAAACAAAGAACTGAAAGAATTTGCTGAGGCTCTAGGCGGTAAGATCGAAGGCTTGGAAAAAGCGGTAGCAGTTATTAAAAGCAATTACGTTGCCCCTGATGGACAGACCGGATTCGTTGCAAGAGGTTTTGGAACCGAAGTGGCCGACCTAAAGAAGGTAGCAGAAGAAAGAAAAAAATTGTACAACAAAAAATAAGCATTTAAAAATATAAATATATGGCAGGTATTTTAAATCCAAGCGACATTACATTCAATGGCAAAGAAGTCGCCTCAATTGGCGAAATGATCATTGAAGAGGTATTTGCAAAGCCTACGCTTGATCAGGTTCATACTATTGAAACTGGCATAGTAGCAAAGCAACAGATCGGATATGCCGGAAGGTTTACCGGGCTTTATGGTAAAAAACAAACAGGTTGCGAGCCAGAAGTAGACACTAAAACAATAGGTTTTAGCCAAAAGTTTTGGGACCCACAAATGGTTGAAGGTAGGCTAAAGCAGTGTTACAAAGACTTGTTGCCATCTTTCTGGGCGTGGACTCAAGGCAAGGGACTAAAGAAAGCAGACGTTTCAAAAGGCGACTTTGCAAACTTTATTACTGAGCGAATGAGTGATTTGCTATGGGAAAACTGGCTTATCAAATTTTGGTTCTCCAACACGCAAGCGGCCAACTACAGCTCTTCTCCATCAGGTGTTATTACAAATGGAATAGACCTGGATTACTTCAATATCATTGATGGATTTTTCGAGCAAATATTTGATATCATAACGGCCGACTCAAATAGATACACTGGCGATATTTCTTCTGGCGTTGGGCTTGCAACTAAAAACGGGCAATCAACAACCGCTTTGCAAAGATTTAATTCAACGGATGTTACCAATCACGTTGTAACCGAGACGCTCGCAAATCTAAAGTATGAAGCAGACTACAGAATGAGAAACAAGGCTAATCTTCAATACCTGGTAACTCAGTCCGTGTTCGATCAATACTCAAGAGAGCTTAGGTCTTACAATAACGTTCAGGTTTCCTATGAAAGAATAGAAGGCGGATATACATCATTGATGTTTGAGGGGATTCCGGTTATTGCGCTAGACTTCTGGGACAGAACCATTGAGTCTTACGAGAACGACGGAACCAAACTAAACAAACCACACAGAGCATTGTTGACAACCAAAGACATGCTGAGAGCCGGAATTGAAGAAGAAGGAAATTTGAAGGAGGTTGAGATTTGGTATGAGAAAAAAGAGAAGGCTGTATATATAGACACCGCTGCTTCTATCGATGCCAAATATAGCCAGGATTTCATGGTTCAAATGGCTTACTAAGAAAGGAGGATTCAGATCATGGCAGGAAATTGCGGTAAAATAACAGACGATATTTTCAACAATTGCGACGAAACCTTAATCGGTGGAGTTCGTGACAGGTTGATCCTATTTAATAAAGACGATATAGACAACGGATCTATAACAAGAAATACGAGCAACGGACAGATCATAGAAGGCATAACCCTTCCGTCTTCACCACAGGCAAGAGGGTTTGTTTTTGAAGGACAGAACAATTCTATTGATGCAAGCACTTCTCTTTCAAAAGGGCGGTACTCTGTTGGATATCTTCATAGGCTTGTGTTTAGAATATTCACAAACAGTCCAGCGGTTAAGGAACAATTGGAAGCGATGGCAAAAGGTAAAGTAGTTGCTGTTGTTCAAAACAACTTCCAAGGCGCAAGCGGACAGGGAGCGTTTGAAATCTCTGGACTAGAAGCAGGACTTGAGGTTATTGAATTGACATCTGACAAATCCGATGCCGATACACAGGGGGCTTATGTGGTTACGCTTTCAACGAATGAACAGTTTAGAGAGGGTCACTTACCTGCTACCGCTTTCTTAACTGACTTTGAAACCACCAGAGATTGGATTGAAGCCCTTCTTTAATGGATAGACATGAAGCGATAAGATTAGGCAAGAATTACTTTATAAAAAACCCAAATGAAATGGTTTCGCTTTACGAGCAGTTGTACGGTGAAACCATTTGTAATTATTGCCCCGGAACAATAGGGGAGGCTTGGGAAACAATAAGGAGAAATATCAATAAGCCTATTTCAAAATATAAGATCAAGCCACAGTATAAAAAAATATGTAATGCTGATGGACACTGGACAAACTTTAACCTAACAGACGAGATAGCCGAAAGGCTTATTTCACAAGGATACGCAGAATACTTTGTATGAATAGTAGCATCCCAGAAATAGAGAAACGAATTGAAGAAAAGGACAACAAGGTTGAGAATGTAAAAAATTACGACCTTGACAATTGCTATCCTCAGAATATTGAGGATATCCTTAATGCCTCCGGGACCGCTTCGTCTTGTTCTAATCTTTATGCTGAGTTTATTTTTGGACAAGGTTTCAAAGATCAGACGTTTTACAGGGCACAAATTAACGATGATGGCCTGACCATTGACGAGCTATTTAAAATGGTTTGCTATAAATTTTCCAGGTTAAACGGATATGCGATTCACGTAAACTATAATGCTCTTTTAAAAATATCCGACGCAAAGTTTGTACCCTTTGAATACTGCCGATTGGGAATAGGGGATTACCGTGGCAAGATCGCAGTGTATAGTGATTGGGATTGTAAGATAAACAAGAAGGTTGACAAGACCAAGATTGAATACATAGACATCTTTAACGATGATCCAGAAATATTAAAAGAACAGATCAATGGCGATATCACAACCTACAAAGGTCAGATATTTTGGAAGAGTGCAAAAGGGAAAGATTATCCTTTGTCCCCTTGTGATTCTGTTTTGGAAGACGTAGTTGCGGATTCTGACATAAAAAGATTCAGACTTAGAAATATTCGCAAAGGCTTTAATGCAAGCACCATTGTAGAGTACGGATATAAGTTTGAAGATGCAGAAGAAAGACAGGCAGAGGCTGACAATTGGGGTAAATTCTTAGGCCCAGAAAGCGCAGATTTAATACTCCTGGAAAACGCAAATGGAAACGGAGAAAACAAGAGTGTAAAGATCTCCAAACTTGACGTTGCTAACAATGATAAGATGTATGAGGTTACCAATAACACGGTAAAAAACTCAATCATTCAATGTTACCGACAACCAAAGAGGCTTCTTGCCATGAGCGAGGATGCAGGCTTTAATTCAGTTGACGTAAAAGATGATTTCCTATTTTATAATTCGATCACTTCAAAAGAAAGAATTATGATTGAGGAAGACTTTAAGCACATTTTCAAAAACTTCCATATAAATATTAATCCTTCGGGGGACTATTCAGTTAATCCGCTTTCTTTCAATACCGGTAAATCGCAATTGGTTGATCGCTTTGGAGAAGAAGTAGTTGATAAGATTATGGCAATAGTATTATCGTCCATGACACCAGAGCAAAAGGTTATTATACTTAAACTGGTTTATGATTTATCAACAGAAGAAGCGCAGGCGCTAGCGCTAGGTGCGCCAACAATAGCGGCATGATAGCACTTATATCAGAAACGGACTTCGCCCCATACAAGGCTATTAGCGCTAACCTTAGCGCTGCAAAAAAGCTATTGCCTTATGTGGTGGACGCCCAACAGTTGGATTTGAAAGAATTAATAGGAAGCGCTTTTTATTTAGCTCTCTATAAAGACGTAATCGACTCGCCAGCGCTTCAAATCTACAGCGACTTATGGAACGGATCAGAATGGATTTGTAATAATATAACCTACAGGCACGAAGGATTAAAAACTGTTTTAGTTCATTTTTCCTATGCCAGATACATTATGAACTCTGGTCAGGAAGAAACCGCCTTTGGTGTTCAGATTAAGAAAGAAGAAAACAGCGAACCGATAAGCGAAAAAGCATTACTAAGAAAAATTGACAATGCAAATTCAGCAGCTTTCGCATACTTCAAGGATGTAGAATCATTCCTAAATGACAACTACGCTGATTACCCTTTGTGGAACTGTAGTTGTGAAAAAAGAGAAAGACGCTCTCCGGTAACAGATGTTCAGCCACAGGATCAAAGAGAAAAAAAATGCTATAGGAGGGGTAGATACTCATGAGTATAGCACTTCTTCCACAGGTATTATTAAGAATACTTACCGATCCCATTTACACAGCGAAAGGCAGTGCTCTGACATGGATTCAACTAGATACAGACTTAAAGATAATAGCAGACGCTTGCCGGGAATTAGCGGCCATTGGCGATACATCAGGCTTTGAGCCATATAACAATGCTACTACATATTCTGACGATGATCCCGATTACGTAAGCTATAATGGCAATATCTACGAGTATATAAATCCTATTCCTCAGTCTGGGATAACTCCCGGAACAGATCCATTAACGTGGCAAATAGCTTCACAAGGGCAATTTGCTCACATTCAAAACACAGATCAGTATTTAGATTTTGGGGGCGCAAATCAAGTGAGTGCGGCCGCTATCAAAGCGTTTATAGAAGCGGTATACCCTTACTTAATGCAAGGCACCAACACCCTAACAGAAGACCTTTATTTATTTTCTAATGGAAATGTGATATCAATTGGAGATATAGCCTCCGGCCTTCTTCAAATAGATAACGCCTCTAACCTGGCAACACTTACAAACTCTACTGATAACGGAGTGTCAATTGGCGCCACAGGAATAACGCTAATTAACGCAACTAATCCTGTTGCCACAATTGACGCAACAGGATTTAAAACACCTCAAGACGTAGAGGTTACTGACATTACAAAAGGTATTATACTTCCAGACGCAAACGGGTCAGGAGACAGATATAGAGTAACAATACTAGACGGATCTTTAAACTTTGAACTATTACCATAATGAAAAAAATAATTTTCTTACTTCTTGTTTTAATTTCAGGGACGGCTTATTCTCAGAGTTGCCCTACTATGCACAGCCGTGTAGATTCTTTGGTTGCCTGCAAGTTCAGGCTTAAAGGATTCTCCACAGGAATTTTAAAAATTGGAGCTAACGGAATAGGATCTATTGCAACACCTGGTTCGGACTACGCAACACCTGGAAGCCTATCAGACAGCTTAGATAATTATCTAAAACTGTCTGGCGGTATTATGACAGGGGCAATATCGGCAGGGGGTCAACCATCTGTTGATCCAGCCGGAAGGTTTCTTTACTATTCCACAGGGGCTACTTCTATGGACTTCGGAGAGGGTGCCCTGTTTTCTCTTGACGGACTTTCAAGTCTTGCCTTCTACGATGGATCTCTAGGGGTGGGGCTTAACTATGGCGGATCCTCAACAGGCTACATTAAAACATCTAACCTGTCAGGAGGAAATAAGACATATCAACTTCCTAATATTTCAGGAGATGTTCTTACACATAACAGTACTGCGACGCTTACTAATAAAACATGGAACGGAGTAGTAATAGGATCATCATACGGAGGGGCTGGTACTGTTAACGGGATACTAAAGGCTAGTGGATCGGGAGTGGTTAGCGCTGCTGTTGATCAACAAGACTATTTAACTCCTGATATCGCACAGGACAATACAAGATTTGTAACCGGAGCAACACGACATAACCTGAGGAATAAAACGTCAGTCGGAAATGTTCTTAACTATAAATTCTCAAACGGATTAACTAATTGGGTTCAAACCGGATCAGCCTCTACGTTTTCCCAGTCAGGTAATAACTTGCAAGTTACAGGAGGTAATAACGATTTTGTAAACAACTATAAGTATACAGATTTTCAATTTGCCTTTAACGCTCCACAAATAGAACTGATAGGAATCAAGCCAACAGTAGACGGGACCACAACCCTTAATGGAATTGGAGTAGGATGGAAGTCTTACGATGGTATTATAGATATTGTGTGTAGGCTGGATCTATCGAACACTGCAACACGGGGAAAATTATTAATTTATCAGGTAACAAGCGGAGTAGAAACTTTAATAGCCGACTCGGGAGTTAATCTACTTTCCTATACCACCAATAACGACACTTTAAACATAAAAATAAACAGAAGAAAAAACGGATTCATTGAAGCAAAAGTCTTCAATCAGACAAACAATACTTCTCTTACTGTAGTCTCTGCGGCTTCTGTCAGTATTTCGTTCAGAAGTAGTTATGGTGCCATCTATCACTTTGGAGGAACCCAGCTAATAGCAGGGTTAAACGTCACAAACACGCATAAGAAAAACAGCACCGGAATTATTGTAGGCGATTCAATAGGAGAAGCATGGAGTACTTTATTTATTACCGAAGCAGTAGGGGATTGGTTTTCTTCCTCAGGTAGCGGTAACTATTCCTCTGGACTTGCCACCTCAATAGATGCGTACATAAACTCAGGAGCAACCTATGCGATTATCATGATCGGGGCAAACGATGCAATAAGTAGCGTTTCATCGGGGGATTATATAGTTAATGTCCGAAAATTTGTAAACGCAATGGTAGAAGTCGGGACTACCCCTGTGATATGTTACGTAACACCTACGACCAACGCAGGACGCAATGTATTTATTCAGGCTTATAACACTGCTCTGATCGCAGAATATAACGGGATATGGCCTTTAGTGAACACGCATGATATTTTATCGGTCGGAAATAGCCCTACAGGCCTATTAAGCTCAACTTATGACTCAGGTGATGGAACACATCTTAACAGTACTGGGCTGGCGTTGGTTGTAAGTACAATTCAAACTACGTGCTCCTCTTATATTCGTAGCTCTCCTGCCTCCACAAAGGTAAGCAATACATTTAGTTCGGGCACTACCAATACTTTTAACGGAGGCGTTGTTTTTGGAAATGGCCTTGCTATTGGAAGCTCTTCAGGACTTGCCTACTCAGGAAAGATGATAAATATATCTCATACAGATACATTGAGTAGCGTTAAGCAAGCGCTATACATGGACTTTACATCATCCTATAATTCTACTCCATCGGCAGGATCTTATGGAATGAGAATAAACAACATCCTTACAGGCTCACAAAACTACTCCGGTATACTTCACACCGGAATGAGGACAATTGCGGAAAATGCTTCAAGCTCATTAGGGGCAAGTTCTGTTGGAATTCTACAGGGGCATCAGGTTTCTTTATTCAATTCAGGTACTGGGCGTTCGGCTTCTGCGGTTCCAATTCACATTGATGCTGTTACTAATACAGGTGGCGGATCCGTAGGTACTATTTATTCTGTCTTAATAGAAGACCAAACAGTAGCTACCGGAACAATGGCAGGAGTGAGAAGTCAATTAAGCGCAGGAACAAATAAATGGAATCTGTTTATTACAGGAACAGCTTCCAATACATATGCAGGTAAAAGTTATTTCGGTGGCACTGTCGCTCCAACAGCACAAATACATATAGCAGCTTCAACTACAACAGCCAATACAGGAGCGTTGAAATTTACATCAGGCCCACCCCCAACCACGCCAGAACCTGGCTTGGTTAATTACAGTAGTCCAAACTATACAGTTGATGATGGTTCAACAAGATATACTCTTGCAAAAACACTTACTAATACTGCAACGCTAAACTTTGATTTAACATCTGTTAACTACCAAGATCTGACAATAACAGTAACAGGGGCAGCCGATGGTGATGCCGGAGCGATAGGGATTGATCCGGCATCGGTTACAGCAAACGTTCAATTTGAATTTATGGGATGCACCACTAACACAGTAACAATAAGAGCAAGTAGAATAGATGTAGCTAGTGGAGCGGATCCAGCAAGTGGAACATTTAGAGCATCGGTAATTAAATATTAAAATGGCAGCACACAGCGAACTATGACACACGAGCAAATTTCAAATATAAAAACAGCAGCTATCTCCGCAGGAGTAGGAGGCGGAACCACCTTTGCTATCGACTGGAATCACATAGCCGAAAGAGGGGTAGAGACCGGAATACTGGCATTAATCAATACAGCGGTAGCGGTGGTTGCCGGGCTTTCGATTCGTTGGGTATGGAAAAAATTTATAAAAGACTAGATATATGGAAAAGCAATCAATCAAAAAAAGGATCGTTAAAAACGCAAAAGATCCAGTAACCACAATCTTGGGGGCGATACTGGTGTTAACCGGTGGAGCGGTGGCCCTCTTTCCTCACATTACTAGCGTTCCTTGGTATGTGGGCGCAGGCGTAGGAGCATTCGGGACCTTTCTTATTATCTCTCCTGATACACTGATATTTGGGGCGAGAAAAGGAATCGATAAGTATTCTAAGTAATGGACTTAGCCCTATGTTTGGTCTACGTAATAATATGGCATACACTGAGCGAATAGTAACCTATATCCCTAAGGAGTGGAAGGAATTCCTGGATCTCGATCGGGAAGGAATAAAAGAGGCGGAGTTCTACCGGGGGATTATTGAGATGTATTTGGAAAAGAGGCCGGATTGGATAAAGAGAAAGATGGTTGATAAGTAGTTTTCATTTTGGTTAATTCGGAGGCTTTACGGGTTGGAGCCTCTTTTTGTTGCCCTAAAAACCAAAACCCCCTCATGTATCTTACGACCACGCAGGGGGAAATAGGTATCGGACTTATCGTCCAGGTGTTGCGGAGATCGGAATCGAACCGACATGGGCGCAGCTTATGAGACTGGCGGGTGACCAATAACCTCACCGCAATACAAAGATAGTAAATATCTTTAATAAAACAAAAGCCCCGGTAACTTTCAAAAACCGGGGCCAACTCAAACCAAAAAATCAGACGCTATCACTGAGGGGATCTTTGGTTTCTTCTTGCTTTCCTTGGCTAAATCACGGGCCATTGTATGGGTGATCAGCTTAAATCTCAATAATTTTACTATAAGCTCTATCGTACTATTGGCCGTAAAAGAGTATGATATCTTGGGCCATAACATCTTGTTGTAGGCAAAAAAACGCCCATCACTAGTAGGCTTGATAACCAAATAGCACACGTCTATTATTAGGGTATCAGGGTTTTTGTGCCAAATAAATGCCACGTTTCGCTCTTTAAGGAGCTTTTTGAGCTGGTTCAAAAGTCGTGTATTATAAAAATCAAAAGCAGGCGCAATATGCCCAGAGTTATCCACAATTTCAACCCGTAGTTTTCCGTAATTTTTGCTAGGTAGTTTCACTTTTTTGCGTTGTTAAATACTTACTTGATAGTGGTTTTTTGATTTAGTTCTGATCCTGTTTTTATCCTAGTGTTTTCTAACCACTGGCTTCCCGGTATATTCATATCTTAACTACCATGTAATAAAATAGCCGAAAGTCAATAATGCTATTTAACATATTGTTACAGCGTAGTTACATAATTTATATTACTGTTAAATAGGATAAGCAGGTCCGCTCGGAGTCAAAAAACACCATTAATAGGATTAAAACAAGAAATAAAGAACTTTTTTGAAATTGTAAGATAGGGGAGAGGATAGCAGAAAATACTATCAACTAGCTACTTATGTTTGTGGGGTAATTAAACCACACACTTATGAAAAATTATATTTTATTACGTATTGAACTCCTGTATTTACGCTCTCTAAATCATTACAAAGACTTTACCATATGGCGCATAAAGGCAACCCGAAAATTCAAGAAGAAGCTTTGTCGGGTATTCTGGTATGTAATATCAGGCTATTAAGTTCTATTTGCCGTCCCTAAGATTATCTATAATCTCATCCTTAAGTTTAATGATCTCTTTTAGGTATACAATCTCTTTTTTAAGCGACTCGTCACCTTCGCCCATTTTATTGCGTGGGTGTAGTTTGTTAATAATTGACTTGTGTTGAAGGTTTGTGTTGATCTGAAGAGGTAGCCCGCTTTTGTCTATTCCCAAAAAGTCAAAAATCTTATTGAGCAATTCGTAATCAGGTTTTTTAAATTTACCTTCTTCATATCGTCGTATGTTCTGCTTACTAGTCCCGCAAGCCTCTGCCACCTCTGGCTGTTTATATTTGTTCTTTATTCTAGCCGCTTTAATAAGCTTAGCTATCTCTTCCGGTTGCATACTGTGGATAACTTTGGTAAATAATCGTTTACTTTTGTTGTTTAATTTGTTTACTTTGTAATTAAGTATACACAATAACATAAAAATTATGCCAAAAACAAAGAAATTCAAGGCGAAAGATTATGATATGGCCCGAATAAGACCAGATCTATATGAGAAGGCAGAGGAAGAGGCCATTGAAAGACAGAATGTTACACGAAAAAGAGTGTCGACAGCTACAGTGATAAACGAAAGACTGGAACTGGGCTTTAATGTGAAGGAGGGGAACGACAATGAATAATTCCGTTACTTATTTCTTTAAAGATAGTCCCATTCAATTCGACTGGGTAAATAGTTCGTTAATGGCAAATGCAACTTTAATGGGTAAGCCATATAATGTAAAGCCAGAGGATCTGTTTAAAACTAAAAGCTGGAAGAATTACGAAGCAGCTCTTTGTGAATCCAAAGGATACCGTATCGAAGATATTCGACACGCTGTTAAGGGAGGAAACAATCAGGGCACGTGGATACATCAGGAGTTGATCATTGAGTTTGCTCGTAGGCTAAATCCCGCTTTCTCTATATGGTGTAATGACCGGATAGCTGAGCTTTTAAAGGAGGGCAAGACCGAAATAGCGAAACCAAAATCACAAGTCGAAATGCTTTTAGCCTCTGTTCAAATATTAGCAGAGCAAGAAAAGAAAATCACTGTAATAGAATCCAGGATAGATCTTTTGGAAGCAAAAACAACAACATCTCCAACTGATTATTTTGCTGTTGCTGGCTTTTGGTCTATGAAAAAAACCAAAATAGACACACCTACCGCCAACCGAATAGGGAGGCTAGCAGCTAAGGTTTGTAAAGAAAACGGCTATATGGTAGGAAAGATTCCTAATGCTCAATATGGCTCAGTAAATACATATCCTGCTGACGTTCTTGCACTTATATTTAATGAAGAAAAAAATTTGTCCGAAAAGTAAATATTTGTTTACTTAAATTTGGATAATAAGTAAATAAGTGTTTACTTTGTTACATAATAAAAGATCAATAACAAACAACACTTAAACATTAAGCAAAATGAAAAACTCAACAGAAAGTACAGGATTAGATAAGGGCATGGTAGATGATTTTATTTTCGAAATGACCTTAATTAATCCAATCGAGAAAATTATTGCAAAGCTTAAAAATAAGGATTACAGAGATTGTGATGTAACATGGCTCGACTCCAAGCTTGATAAGTTCATAAGGTTTGCCGCTGAGACATTCGGGATGAAAATGCCAGCCCAAATTGAACGAAAGCCTTTCCCTGTTTTAAACGATCACAACTATAAATACTACATAGAAAAATTTACTACGCTTCTTAATTACTTCAAAACACTATAAAAATCAGCCCCGAAAGGAAACCAGTAGGGGCTAAACAAAATGAACATCGAAACCCAGCTCACCTACTTCATAAACCAGTCTAAGAACTTAGAAAAATTAGACTACTGGACAAAGAGATTAGAGAAGAGTGGGAGCCTGAGTGAGGAATTGAAAAAAGCAATTGAGAATAAACGAAAAGAGTTAACCAAAAATGAAACCATCTAAACAAGCCCTAATAGCTCAACAGTTGAACTCAGGGAAGATAACAAAAGAAGAAGCAGCGGAAAAGCTCAGAAAGATGGGCGAATACAAAGCTGCGGATATGGTACTATTAACCAACTAAAAATATGGTAGCAGAAACAAACAAAAACGAGCCTAAAGAAATCTTGGTTACAACCTACGAGATTATTAACCAAGCAGAAGAAGCGAAACTTTCATCAAAAGAAAGAGAAGATTTAGAGCAGCTGGACTGGTCGCTTTGCCTTCTGATCGCATGTACAAACTTCGGATTTGAAGAGCTTCTTAAACAGTATAACCAAGCCGTAAGACTCTACTGTACTGAGACGCAAGATAAGATAGAAAAGATTATGCTTGATCGTTACCCGGCTTCTTGGAGGCATGAAATGGAATCTGATTACTCAAGCGCAAACGGAGGAGAGGTATGAAGAACTACTTAGATAAAAACATTCACTGGCTATTCCCCGCTCTATATGTGGTGTTCATAGTAATAGCAGTAATAGGCATAGGGTACATTTATACAAACTTTCAATCATGAAAACAGCATACGAAGAAAACAACAAAAGAATTGACATTCTGCAAAAGCAGATCAAGCAATTAAAAAGCATAACCGACGAAGGATTAAACCTCATAGGAGAAATGCAGGAAGAATTACAATCCATCCAAAGCCAGAACACTATCATGGCAGAGGAAATGAAAGCAGGGAAAAAATATTGATTAAAAGTTAAGTGTTTAATAAGTGTTTGGTTAACAACCGGAGGCGGGAGAGAGAAGGAAGGGGAGAAAGCCTCCGGTTTATTTACAAGGGTGGCGAGAGGCAGACGCTACAATTAACACAGGTCAGAGGACAAGGGCTTCCAGTTAAACGAGGAATTGTAAAGGCTTAGCCCCCTCACACAGGTTCGAATCCTGTCCCTTGTACACTTTAAATAGATGGCGAAAGAAAAGGGAGCGAACCCGCTCAGTGAATAATCAGGGTTATCAAGTCGACGTGGTAACGGTTCTTGCAAGACGTGATTTAGTAATTGAGATAAAAAAGCAAAACTAACGAATCCGAGTAAGCGGGGAATAGAGGCCCCGCACAAAGCCGAAAGGCAAACGTTCTTTAAGGTCTTTAACTACCTACTAAAGGTAAACAGGGTGCAAGGATCAGAGATAGGCAGAAATGTTGACGGTCTTAGGTCGGAGGTAACCTTCCTGCTAAGAGGATTTGTTTACTGTAAGATAAGTTAAAAATGAAACATAAGCCTGATAGGGTGATATGAAAAATGAAAAACTTATTCCACTTAGAAATGGATGGGTAGTTAATTATTGAAAGTATTGGTAGTAACTGACGGGATACCGAAAGGGGCCGAACTCAGAAATGACCAATTAAAAGACAGGCACGGGAGAGAGGCGGTGAAAGTCCGCACTACAGATACCCTTGGCCCGTGCTCTGTCTTATTTAAAGTAAAACAGTTAACCAAACAAAATATGAGTACCGAACTAGTTTTAAAAAAAGAAAGCTTTTCCGCTATAAAAGAGGATTGGCTTAAGCAGTCAGGGACAAACGAACAGGCCTTCTACAAAGAAGTATCCTTTGCTATTCAGATTATCAATAGCAATCAATACATGTTAAAATGTTCCCAGCAAAGTGTATTAAAGGCTGTAATGAACGTGGCACAGATTGGCCTTACCCTTAACCCTGTTCTTAAGTATGCTTACCTGGTTCCTCGTTATAATAAAAAGAAAGCCTGTCTGGAAGCTGTTCTTGATTGCGGATACCAAGGTTTAGCCAAGCTACTTACCGACTCAGGAAGTGTTAAAAGTATCTCATGTAATATTATCTATGAGGGGGATGAAATAGACATTGATTTTGCTAGCAATGAGAAGGTAAAAAAGCATGTGCCTAATTTCCTCTGTGGAAAACCAAGGAGTAAGAAAGTGGTAGGCGTTTATTCTTTGGCGGTATTACATGACGGCTCCAGACACATTGAATTGCTATCAGAAGAAGACGTACACGATGTGCGTGAACGTTCAGAATCATACATATCATTTTCAAACAAGAAAACGCCTTCCTGTATTTGGGATTCTGATTACCCTGAAATGTGCCGTAAGACCGCTATAAAAAGACACTTCAAGTACCTTCCAAAGAGTGATAATATGGACGTGCTACAGAAAGCTCTTGAAGTAGAAAATCAGGCCAATGGATACAAAATATCCGATTCGCAAATTAGCTATATAGATTCATTGCTTCACAGCAGTTCAATTGAAGAATCAAAAAAGAAAAAAATAGAAAGCGAAATGTTTGACTATGATTCAATTCAAGCGGGCAATTGTATAGAATATCTTAAGGATAATCAGATAGAAAGTTTAAAAGAACAGTTTGAAAGGAGAATACAATGAGAACAAAGGAAGAGATAACGGTTTCTTTAAATGTAATCAGGGCGGTAGTTGACGCTGATGTTATTGACTGCGATATAAATGCGGTTGAAAATAAACTACTAAGACTAACCCAGCTCATGGGCCTTAGTGCTGAAACAATGGCAAGTGCTAAAAAGATTCTAGGTATAAAAGAATTGCATGTACTTGACAGTATGGAAGAAGGTAAAACTCCAACCGAGATTAATAAAAGGTTAAACGCAAGTTGTTATGAAGAGAATGCAATCCTTCAATATTCCGACAGGCTTAATTCAGCCATCGTACATAACTGTGACGCACTAAGAAGTATTATATCCTTGCGAAAAGAAGAAATGAAAGCAGGAATAGGAGGCACCTAAGATCCCCCGCACCCAACACCGAGAGTTTATAATTAACTATTTAACTCATATAAAAAAATGTTAGTGATTTAACAAAGGGTGCGGGTTTATTTAACAGTAACTAAAAATTAAAAATATGAAAAAATTACTATTCATTTTATCGGTCATTTTATGTTCATGCGCTTCCGAATATGATAGGGTAGCAGACTGTAAAAGCAAGTACCCAAATGCTGTTGTAACACCTTCGACGGGAATGATAAAAAATAATGGGTATGAATTGACAGTAGAAGACACTTTAACCAATCAGATATACGCTGTAAGTTATTACCCTTTTTCCACAACAAAGATTTATACAATTGTAAATATCCGGTGATTCACTACCAAGGAAAGAAATACCAAATAACCCAATGCTCTATTTACGAGTGGAGAAAAAGAGAAACAATGAGCAGTTTAACCAGCACCGGAGAGAGAGTAAGTACTTCAACTTGTGATTACAGGACAAGACAGGCGAAGATCCAGAAGCGGGAGGAATTTATTAAAGAACACGGTTATCTCTTCTGTGAGGACTGCCAGCGTAACGACTGCGTACCTATTGATTGTAGTCATGACATAAGCGTAGATCAATGCAAGAAAATGGGTAAAACGGAACTGTGTTGGGATGTAAATAATATCACATTAAGAGGGCGGAAGTGCCACGAGAAGCACGACCGATTGAATTTAGGAAGTTAACTAATTAAAACCTATGACAAAAGAAGAATTACTAGAAAAAGCTAAACGAGACTATCCGGCAGGGACAAAATTTATTAGTCGTTATGGACGAAAAGATGTAATGACGGTCACTATTAATAATCATACAATTTATAATAGCGGACAAGGAAGCACATTGATAACTGTAAGTACTGATATTGGCAACGGAGGCAAGTTAAATGACAGGTATGCAACGCTTTATGATTTTATAGATAACAAATGGGCTGAAATAGTATCAAGACCTGAACCAGAAAAGTGGGAGCCAAAAGTGGGGGACTGGGGCGTTTGTTACTCAGGACATTGTTGTAAAATAACTCACATAGATGATATGTTTTACTATACAACCAACAAATACCATAAACACGCCAACAGAGACGGATCTGATACTTCATGGGTAAATAAAGGCGATAAGGCTTTTCGCCCCGCCCTTCCCCACGAAATCCCTCAAGAAGAAGAAGAAGTAGAGTATATAGAAGCTGCCGTAAACAAGGATGATCACTTAACAAGAGGTAAAATATATCCTGTAATAAATATTTCTAACTGCGGTGAATTTTATAGAATTATAAATGATAACGGAAGTCAGGACGGCTATTCAATAAAATATCAAGTCAACCCCTCTACCCGACAAGCCTACGAAGCACAACAAGGCAAACACACAGAAATTGAAACTATAAGAGACTTCTGTAAACCAATAGTAAATAATATTTCACAAATAAATCAAAGTAAAAATGAAAAGACAAAATGCAACACCAAAATCACTATCCAAGACCTTATCTCTTGCGGAGAGGATTACAGTTTCCCCACAGGAAAGAGAAGGACAGGAGCTAAAATACAGCTTGAGGGATGCGTGCTCCCAAGCAAAAGCAGACCTGTCCGAGGCTGAAAAAGAAAAAGACAGAGCTGAAAAAGAGCTTTATGAGGCTGAAAATCCTGTCTCCTTAGATCACTACTCTATTCCTAAAATAGCGAAAGCGAGAAAGAAGAAAGCGCAGTGTGATGAGATCTACGCCATGTACCTGGAAATCTTCACAGCGGATTTTCCTAAAGCAAAAATATCGGATATTTAAAACCTTCCCTCTACACTCCCTACCTGTTATAACTTAAACGCAAATGTAAGAGTATTCAGGTTTAGGGGGTGAGGGGGATAAACTAAAGGAGAGAATGAGCAACAAAAGACAACAGGCAATCATAATCGAATGTAAGCTAAATGGCGGCACTATTACAACGGCTGAGTGTAATGATCTTTTGAAAGGTGAGTATTACTGTAATCATGAACATTATGTATCAGAAATACTTTCCAGAATGGTAAAATCAAACATTCTCATTCGCACATCCAGAGGGGCTTATAAGCTTGCGTCAGGAGTTAAAGGTGAGAAAGAAATTGAAATTCCTAACCAACTAAACTTATTCTAATGAGTCGAGTAATCACATTTTCCCGTCAGTTTCCTTCTTACCATCCTAATAAAGGACAGCCAACATACTTTGTAGAGAAGGTGTGCCGTGGTATTCATTCCTGGAGTAAGGAAGCAAAAGAAATTTGTGACATGGATGTTTGGGCAAGCTGTATTCCGAAGCACCATACTATCCGTGCTGGAAGCCGATGGAAGGAAGGAGACAAGTTCTCTCCACGTGTCTGGTCAGGAAAACCATACAATAGCAAGCAGATAATCATTGCACCAGATATTGAAATTAAGAAAGTGTGGAACTTTGAAATAAAAGACGGTTTATTTTTCATAGGCAAAGACCTCTACGCTTACAATAACTCAGTTGAACTTTTGGATAGACTAGCAGAAAATGACGGCTTAAATCAAATTGACCTGTTGAACTGGTTTAGATACCCAAAAGAGTTTTCCGGTCAGATAATTTGCTGGAATGAAAATGTTGAATACTAAAATTGAGGAAGAGTATAATGAAGACATACGCAGAGAAATTGAAAGACCCGAAATGGGATAAGGTAAGGAGAACCATTCTGAGGAGAGATAATTACACCTGTGTAAGTTGTAGTGCCACCGGAACGACCCTGGATGTTCATCATGGTTATTATGAGAAAAACACTGAACCTTGGGATTACCCACAAGAAACGCTCCATACCCTGTGCAGGCATTGTCATGAAACAGCCGAGTTTGTAAGGGCACAGGTTTACAGAGAGCTCGCTATATGGCAGCCTATAGCATTAAAAGGCCTTTTGTTTTACCTGTATCAATCAAGAGACTTTAATATGCAGGTGGAGAATATAAAAAGAAAAAACCCTAGCCTAAATGTAACTACAGAATTTGGAGAGGAGGTTAATAATGTCTAAGCGGTTCACTGATACCGATAAATGGAAGAAGCCTTTTTTTAGGACTCTTTCGTCAAGACATAAATGCTTGTTTCAGTTCGTTCTTGACAACTGTAATATGGCGGGTGTTTGGGATGTGGATATTGAATTGGCGAGTTTTCAAATAGGGGAAAAGTACAAATTATCAGAGTTGTTAACAGTGTTCGAAGGAAGGTTTTTTTTCTTTGATGACAATAAAAAAATGTTCGTTATCGACTTTATAAAATTTCAGTATGGAGAAGAGTTGAATGAAAAAAGCCCGGTGCATCGTAAGATTATCTCCCTTCTTAAATCTTATAAGATAGAAAACGATAGTCTATATGATAGGGTATTGAATAGCCTATTTACTAGGATAAAAGCAAAAGAAGAAGAAAAGGAAGAAGAAGAAGAAAAGGAAGGGGCGGTCAAAAAACAAAAAGCCCATCTGTTTGCCGATAGCAAATTCATAGACTTAGAGATCTTTGAAGCGCAATTTTCAGGAACCGATTACGAGTACTGCGACTTGAAAATATACCATGAGAAAGTTAAAAACTGGTCGGCCTCAGGAGGGAATAAAAAAATTGATTGGATTGCCACTGCAAGGAATTTCATGTTAGGGGATAAGGAAAAAGGAAAACTGATTTTGAAAGATGGAACAAAACAAGTTAGTCAAAGCGAACAGTCTGCCGGAAACGCAGTTAATGAGTATCTTAAACAACAATATGCAGGTAAGTGAGATTATTTCAGGGGATGTATCGATATCTCGTCTGTTGATCCACCAAATAGGAAAGGACTTGACTGTTATCAAAGCAGCGGAAGCACCTAAGGTATTTCAGCTTAAAAGGGAGCTAGGAGAAGAGAACTTACTTAAACTGGTGTGTATGGTCATTAAAACCTTTTGCGTGTCTGTAAAGGCCTCTAAAACGATGGATACAATCGACATTATCGAATGCGCAGAGGATTTGATAGCGACCTATACGCATGACTCGGTAAAAGATTTTATTCTGGCACTTAAAAACGCACGAAAAAGAGGCCTTGAACTATATAACTGTATAGACCATAGTAAGATAATGGGAATAATCGCCTCTTACATGGAAGAGAAGGCGGCAGCGATAGAGTCTGAGCATCATGATAGGATTAGCCGAAAGGACGGGGAGACAAGGAGTGAGGCTTATACGCTGGCAATTTCTCAGGAGAATAACTATAACAGACAAAAAGAAATTTATGAACAGAAGGAGTTAAACCTGGTTAAGTCGGAGGTGAAGAAGCTGGAAGATTTAAGCAAGACAATTAACAAAGCTCTTGATAGTAAAATTGATTAACAGAAACAGACAAAAGAAAATGAATAACCCACACTTAGAATACTTCGAGCAAATAACAAGGTTCTTTTGCACTAAACTAGATGCTTCTTTTATTGAGATAATGGGCGGTAGTAAGCAAGCCGACATTGTGACAGCCAGAATATTATCTATCTACTTCTGTAAAAAGCTCTACCCGTTTTATGTGAATAGAATATTTGCCTCTTATTTTAAGATTAGTCAAACGATGGTATCGACGATCAATACCAGGATAGAAGGATTAAAATATTCAGACAAGGTTGTTTACTTGAAGTTGCCAGAATATGAAAGTGAGATAAGGAAGATTTGTCCGGTTATCAATGGTGAAGACAAGGCTTATTACTGTAAAAAATTAGCCGAAATAGACTACAGTTTACTAGTGATAGAGAAATATGATATCAACTTGGCGATAGTAAAATACGCAACCTACACCGCTCCAAAATTAAGATCTATATTAGAGAAAAGATTATTGGATGCGGCCCAAGCAGAACTATACAGAGATTATAATGAACCTTTAAATAGAAAATAAAGCATCATGAAGATAGAAGAAGAAAAACATTGGAGCGAAGCAGATGAAAATGGCGTAATACACGTACCCGACCATCTTGACCCGCTAATTAATAAGGTAGGATTTCAATTGCGGTTTCATACAATATCGGGTAAAAATGAAGTTCAAACTGTATGCGATATCGTTGCAATAGTAGAAAAATTCTTTAAAGATTATTATGAAAGTAAAGGAACTACAGACGGGAGATAGATTCTATTATCCAAGAGATAAAAAAAGAATCACATTTAAAGTTATTGACAAATGTGTTTTTAACAGCGCAGCGGGAACCAGTACACGGCCATGCTTAAACGAAAAGACGGGCAGTATTGATGATAAGCAATGTAGGATTGAAGTTATAAAAATTGAACCAAAAATATTATGAAGATAGAAGAAGTATTACACCTGTTTACGAAATGCAGTGAAGAGCTTCCAGAGTTAGGCGTACATGTAACAATAATTACTATAGGTGGATTTATGACCGTGGGGGCAAAACAAAATTGGGGTTGGGAAATATTTAATCCCCACGGATTACTTGAACCAGAAGATAATGCTGATAACCAAGTTGGATATTGGCTAGACCTATCAAAGCTAACTACTAAAGAGAGAGCTGAGAGGTTTGCTTTAGAGGCTTGGATTGACGGATCGTTTAGAGGAAGCGTTACAGGAGGAGAAGAATTCATTACTAATAATAAACACAATCTATAAGGAATACAACTATGAACAGAGAAATAAAATTCAGAGCGTGGGACGGGGATGAAATGGTAATACTTGAAAATGCCGGATTGCAGTATTTTGACTTTGAAGGGAGTTATGCATTGTCATTTGTCGTTGATGGATATAGCGGATTTTGGGCGCACGAACAATACGAGAGTGCAAGTAAAAAAGCCAATAAATTTCCTATCATGCAATTCACTGGACTAAAAGACAAGAACGGAAAGGATATTTATGAGGGAGATATCGTAGAAAACGATGGTATTGCGGTTGTTAGGTATAAGGGTAATCAATTCGTGATAGAATCTCCCGGATCGTTAGCTATAGACTATGTTTCAGAATACTTCTTTGAAACGTGCATTGTAATAGGTAATCAATTTCAAAACCCAGAACTGCTATCATGAAAAAAAGAGACGGTATACTACGCCTAAAGTATAGGCTAGAGCTAGATGAATATGGATTTATAATCTTTGAAATTATTCATCAAGACAAAAAGATAACAGCAAAAAATAAAAGGATTTACCTTGGGGTCTTTAATGATTGGAAGGTGAGATCTTTTGACTGCTCCGAAATAAGAGTTGCAGAAAAAGAGATTTTTTTAAAAGGGGCAAATGATTCTTGGCAATGGGCAATTGGAAATGTTAAAGGAGATAACAAAACAATCCAGTCCATCCACAAAGCCCTAGAGCTATTTATAAAAAGTAAGTTTGGTAATTGTAAAGTTGTAAAAGGATGAAGATAGTCGTAAGCAGTAGAACATTGCAGATGCAAGTTAGGAAGGCTCTGGATAACAAATCTGAGGTATTCACAGTAGGGTATAAGGATCAATGTATAACATTCTCAGGGATTGATGATGCTATACCGTTAATGACCACCGCCAGAGCCAAGGATGATTATATAGGTAGGATACAACCGGATCAGTGGTTTAAGATATTTAAATTCATTGACCAACTGCAAGAACAGCCAATTGTATTGGAATTCACTCACTATATGCATACGGATATTCACGAAAAGCCGGAAATATTAATGAGCCAAATAACAAAATTGTTTTAATTCTCACCCCCAAGGAATAACAAACAAAAACTAAAATGGAAAAGAAGATAGAAGATTACTTGCACTTGTATTTTGGACAAGGCTGTAAAATAACCGACAGGCAAACATGCATAATAGATACTATAAAAGGGCCTACTATCACGAATTCTGGGCTTATTTGGAAGGTAGAACCAATCCTCCGCCCACTCTCTGATATGACAGAAGAGGAATATGCAACCATGCTTATAATAGCAAATCAGAATAACATCAAAATACTTGAAAGAGATGAAATAGTTCTGAGACAAACGGCACCTGAGATAATGAGGTATTTATTATCAAAATCATTCGACCTATTCGGACTAATTGACGCTGGATTGGCAATTGACAAAACTAAAATTTAACCTAGCCTTATAAAGGAAGATGAAACCAATAAACTATTTGGATGGATTTAGCGGATATGGAGGGTTTCACCTTGCCTTAAAGAATGCCGGTTATGAGTTTAATAAGTGTTATTACTCCGAAATTGACAAATACGCAATAGCAAATTACAGATACAACTTTCCAGAATCAATTTATGCAGGATCAATTACAGATATTCCCACAAACGGAATCATTGAAGAACTCGACCTCTTTACTTTCGGATGGCCTTGCCAAGATAACTCACAATCTGGAAAACGCAAAGGACAACGACCAGGTACTAGAAGTGGTTTATTATACTCAGCGGTTGAAATTATCAATAAATATAAGCCTAGGTGTTTCGTTGCTGAAAATGTGGCCGGGCTGTACACTGTCAACAAAGGAATTGATATCATTGAAAGCCTTAAAGTACTCGCCTTCCTTAATGAGAGTTGTCCACAATACAATATTGAAATGCAGTTTCTTAATACACTCTGGGTATTGCCCCAAAATAGAGAGAGGTTGTACTTTGTCGGACATCTTAGAGGATCAGGTAGCAGAGAAATATTTCCTATCACAGACGGCCCTGAATCGACTGAAACGGAAAAAATATTCAGATCCGACGATATATGTGCGGGAACATTAAACACAAAGAATAATTCCGGGCAACTATCATTTGATAAAGGAACCGTTTTGGTAATCGATTTAAAAACAGCGTCCGGCAGCTCCACAACAAGAAGGGGAGGCGTAAGCGAAACGCACGCTTATTGTTTAGACCATGATTGCGCCCAAGGATTAGTCTTATCTGAAAATTATCAAAGAGGTTCTTCGCAAGGCTTTAGGGTTTATAATCCTAAAGGTGCTAGTTCAACCATTAGCAGCGGAGGTGGAGGACAAGGGGGTAAAACCGGCCTGTATGAAATAGGCAACAGAGTAAGGAGGTTAACGCCTACAGAATGTGAACGACTTCAAGGGCTTCCGGAAGGGTGGACAAAGAACGGTGTTTTTGAAAAACTGGTTTGGATAAACAAAAAAGAGAAGACCTTTAGGATTTTAGATGAGTTAAGTGACTCGCAGCGATACAAGCTTTGCGGAAACGGAGTAAGTATACCAATAGTTAAAATGATTGTAGATAAACTAAAACAGAATTACCTATGACCACTCAACTAATAATACTCCCAAATGGGAGAGCCAAAGAGATTAATCCGATGGGATATGACCCTTGGAAGGCTGATAATCTCAAAGGACCTGAAAACCTATTAAAAAGAATATCCATTTTTTTAGAATGGGAACAATTAGAGTCCTCCCTAAAAGAGTACGCAATACTAAACGTTGACCATTTCTATAACCTAAAAATAGGAACCGTGCATAATTTTAAAGTAAACCAAGAAGAAGGAACTTGTAAAATATTATGAGTATAAAAGTATTAACAGTTAAAGACACTATTGACTTTCTTAAGACACTTAGAGAATTAAGGTATTTAAATTATAAATCAAAAATTTATGAGAAGTAAAGTAATAGAGAGATTAATGGCAAAAATGACAGAAGAGCATAAGGAAAAGGCAGATAGATACGCTGAAAGTTTAATCAAAGAAGGGATGAAAGAAGAATATTATTATATGCAAAAAGAGATCAGGATGCTAAAGTATAAAAAAACTCAAAACAGTATTATTTGGGCAATTATAGGATACATATTTGGATCAATAATGACTTCACTTATATTTTAACCTTAACCAACAGAAAGCATGAAGAAGGGTAAATATGTATTTTACTACAGCTGGGGGTGTGGTTTTGTATATATTAAGAGCTGCAATGCTGGACAAGTTATCTATAAGGCAGAATATTGCAAGGATTTAATGTCTGTATCAATAGAAGATTTTAAAACAATGGCTAAAATATAAAATCAACCTATGAAAGAAGCAGTAGTGAAAGGAAATATAAAACTACAAATATTGGAGGCTAATTATTGGGAGCACTATAAATATGCAAAAGATTTGTCTTTTATATTTCCAATTGACCACCCGAAAAGACTTCTATTGGAAAGCAACTTAAATAATATGTTAGAGCAGATTAATAAATTAAAATCATAAATTTATGCAAGAAACAGTAGTATACATAAGGGTGCCTGCGAGTGAACCACCCGCAAACAATAATAATGTATTCGTTTATATTGACAATCACTTAGAGGGGGCGGCTTTTTATACCCCTCATTTAAATATTTGGTCTAATTATAAAGGAGATGATTATTCACCTGATAAAATAACATACTGGCTTAAACCTGTCCCTCTTTCCTCCCTTCTTCAAGAAGGAGCAGCAGGGTTCGCAGAGTGGATTATAGATGCAGGATGGAGACTTTCGAGGGATAAAAATCTACATAAAATGTATTACAATGTGGATGATCCCGACAAAAATTATCATAAAATCGACGAACTATTTAAACTATTTATAGAAGAGAAGTATGGCAAAGAAGCTAAGCGATATTATCCTCCCCAATGCCGACTGGACAGTAAAGAAAATAGACTTTAACTCACCAGAGATCCAGCAAAGCATCAAGGATTGTCTGCAAGAACAGGAAGAGTGTGAGAGAAGGAAGTATATTGATCCTGAGAAATTAAGAATAATTATAAACCCTTATAGATAAGAGAAGTATGGAAAGTAAGATACCAACAGCTAAAGAAATGATTGAAGAGCTAAAAGAATACCTGTTCGCCAGCGCACTAGTTACCAACTTGTCAGGTCAAATAGATGACAATGTAAAGCAGATGAAGTATGAACAAGCTGCTAAGCTAGTAAGGCAAAGGGAAAAGATCATTAAAGGTATGAATTCATTAGCGATCATGAAAAAATGTATTAAAACGTTGGAGAGTCTAAAGCATGGAAACTAAGAAAGAAACACCAGCCCAAACATACAAGCGAGTAGTTGAAGAGGCCGGATTTGTACCCTTTGCTATTGTTGACTCCGCGGAGTTTAAGATTTGTGAACTTTACCACCAAGAGAGAATGAAGCAGTCATCTCCTACTTACGAACAAGTTCATGACGCAGGCTGCATTATATTGTCACACGATAGAGATGTAGAATTATTCAAACGTGGTGCCGAGTGGATGAGAAAAAAGATTTTAGGAATATAAAATGAACTATTCTAATTTTTAGATTAGTTGGTTAAACAATTTAAAATAAGTATATTAGAGTATGGAAGCGATAGGACTAATGAAGAATAACATTCTTCAAGACAAACAAGGCACTGCATGGAGAATAGAGTATTTTATTGGTCTAAATGATGTTCATGTAGATATTGCGCTCTTGAATTTCCCAACCGATGACGCACACGATAAAAGTCTTGTTGATCTTTCGCCCGTTCCTCTCACAGAAGTCTGGCTGGAAAGATTGGGGTTTGATTGGGTTGAGAATGAATCTTATTGCAATGGAAAACAGTGGACCTTACAAGTTAGTAAGAAGTATGAAGGAGAAACTGAAATAAACAAAGATGGCACTTGGTTTGACGGGATCGGAGATTACAGTTGGATGCCTGGTTCAACAAAACCAAAAACAATGGTAGTAAGTACTGTTTGTAGAGGTAATTATGTTTGTAACAGCGTTCAATACGTACACCAATTACAGAACCTATATTTTGCATTAACAGGTGAAGAACTAACAATAAATCGGAGGTAAAGAACTAATCATTAAATGAAACGATATCTTTTATTTTGCGGAATAAACTATTATCCTAGCGGGGGAATAGATGACCTACGGGGAGATTACGATAGTGTTGAAGAAGCTGAAACAGTGTTCAGGCGAAAAATCACAGAAAAATACGGAGAAGGAAGTCCGTATGATTATTATTGGGGACACATTTACGATATCAAAGAAAGAAGGAAAATAGATTTAATCATTAAATAACCATGACACAAAAAGAGCTGGATGAAATCGAAAACCATAGAAAGGTTTGGCATTACACTCGTGGCAATGGCTATCCAGAAGAGTTTACCATTGCAAGAAATAAAGAAGAGTTGATTGAAAAGCTTGGCTTTACGCCTTATAAGGCATATTGGAGACGCTGGGCATCAGATAAAGAAAATTTTTAACTATGAAATCTAAAACTATACTACCAGAAGACGAAAGGGTTTTGTTTGTCTCAGGCCAGGTCTATTTACTAGAAGGAGGTGAAATTCGTAATTGTTACGATGCCTTAATTGCTGCCGAATCAGAACTCCTTGAAAACAAAGAATCTTATTTACAAGGCATTACCGAAAGAGACAGTAAGATACACTCCCTAATCTCCCGTATCCAGGAGTTTGAGAAGTTCATCAAGGAGTGCAAGGCGTTGAGCAAGAGTAATGCGCCGGAGGTGATTAGGAAAATTAAAGAAGTTAAAATATGAAAACACCGAGAGAGATAATACAGGAAGTAGACAGGATTAAGTCAACCCTAGAAATGCACAGCATTCCAGTAGATAATGTGTGCTATAAAGTTTCAGGAATGGAGCAAATGCAGCTCCTAGATTACATAAACGACCTCGCAGGGAATAAAGAAACAACCTTTGTTATTGATGTGGATTGGGTAAAAGTGTTCGGAATAAACATCGTGATAGGTTAAAGAGTATAAGGTGTGAACTGTTGATAAATCTACCCTTACTTACTAGATAGTCAGTATAAAGTTTATTACCTTTAGCGTAGGATTAACGCAAAGAGCCATGACAGAGTTAGAGAAGAAGGTAATTGATCTTAAAAAACAGGTACGAGCCATCGTAGAAACCTTTGAATCCGATTCAGGATTGTATGTAAAATCGATCAATATAGATCGAATCTCCCCCGCCAAAACAGACGAAATAGACAGTGTAACCCTTAAGTTAGAGGCGTAAACTTGCATTTCACACTTTTGTAAACTATCTTTACATTCATGAGAAAATACCTAAACATCCTTGTAGGTTTAATCGCAGTAGGGGTAAGCATCCCAATAGCCGCCTTTCTGGTTGCTAAATTCATTAATCTGGTAAAATATTTCATGTAATGGCAGCACCCAAAGGAAATAAATACGCCTTAGGGTTAACTACCAATGGTCAAAAGCCATTTTTCTCATCACCAGAGGAAATGCAGGCTAAAATCATTGAATACTTCAATCAATGCGAATCCAACAAAGAGAACCTTAAGATTACAGGCCTGTGTCTTTTTTTGGGTTTTGAGAGCCGCCAAAGCTTTTATGACTACGAAGCCAAAGAAGATTTCACTTACACAGTAAAAAGAGCTAAAATGGTCATAGAATCGCATTATGAAGAAGGCTTAAACACCTTCAAGTATGGCGGATCAGTCTTTGGTCTTAAGAATCTGGGCTGGAAGGACCAGGTTGAGCAAACCGTTAACCAAACAATTACCACAGTAACCCCGCAGGTGATCAACACCCCAACACCATTAAGCAATTCAGAGGAAGGGATTAAGCAGTAATGTTTAAGACCGGACCACTATATCTCGCAAACCTCAATTCTGAGGCCGATATAGTAGTTAATCAGGGCGGAACAAGCTCTGGTAAGACTTATTCGATCCTCCAAGTCCTTTGCACAATAGCTATCTCACAGGCTAAACAGACCATCACTGTAGCCGGGCAGGATATTCCAAACCTTAAGGTAGGCGCCATGCGAGACATGGAGACGATCATTGAAGGAAGCCCAGAGTTGCAGTCTCTTCTCGCCAAGCCGTTCAACAAATCAGACCGTACTTATACCTTTAAATCAGGTTCAATTGTAGAGTTTAAGAGCTATGACGATGCTCAGGATGCCAAATCAGGTAAGCGTGACTATTTATTCGTCAATGAGGCCAACGGTATATCCTTTGATGTTTATTCAGAGCTTCAATTAAGAACCAGGAAGAAGGTTTTTATTGATTACAACCCGAACGCTACATTTTGGGTGCACGAAAAGGTTATTGGCAATGAAAAGGTAGAATTGATAATATCCGATCACAGGCACAATCCATTTTTAGAACAGCGTCAGAGGGATAAGATAGAGGCCCTTAAAAACATTGATCTGGATCTTTGGAAGGTATACGCCAGGGGTATGACCGGTAAGATTGAGGGCCTTGTATTCCGCAACTGGACTTTATGCGACGAGATCCCGAAGGACGCTAAGTTCATCGGCAACGGTTTAGACTTTGGGTTCACAAATGACCCTACGGCTGATGTTGATGTATTTATGCAGAACGGAGAATTATGGGCAGATGAGCTTCTTTACGAAACAGGACTAACCAATCAGGACATATCAGGTAGATTAGCCTCTCTGGGCGTGCCAAAAGGAAGGGGAGTGATAGCCGATTCAGCCGAGCCAAAGAGTATTGAAGAGATCAGGCGTATGGGTTGGCAGATTGAGCCAGCTCAAAAAGGACCTGATAGTATAAATATTTCAATATCTAGTCTCAAGAATTACCGCCTTAATATCACAAAACGTAGCACTAATCTAAGAAAAGAACTTATGAACTATAAATGGAAGGTAGACCGGGCAACCGGGAATCCGACCAATGAACCGGTAGATTACTTTAACCATGCTATAGACGCTCTCAGGTATGTTGCATTGAATCGACTATTGATTAAGCCAGACCGCCCAAAAACATTTATGCCCTCTCGTTAAAGAGCTTTGGTTGTTGTGGTACTTCCGTAGTCGTCCACTCTGTCTTCTTTGTAGAAAGTAACAGTCCAACCTTTTTGATAGTACACTTCCCCGTTGCCAGAGGTCCAACTAGATCTAAGCCAGGTAGGTTTTTTATAATAATAATGAGGCCCCTCATAGGTTCTACTATTAACCGAATAGCTATACTCGGTATCTTTTTTAAGCGAGATGGTTGCGTTTCCTTGGACGTCTGTATAGGCAATAACGACATTATTATCATTGGCTATCTCTGTAAATACTATCTGGGTTGAATCAAGTCCCTTTATTTCCTTGTTTTCTAATTTAAGATCAGAAGACATAGTAAACGTTATTATGTCTGGAACAATCTCGTTGTCCTTTTTACAGGCCACCAAAGCGGCTACAATTAATAATAGAGCTATTTTTTTCATAATCAAAGGTATACAAATAATGATCCACAATTCTAAGTGTGAACTATTTCGTAAAAATATTGTGAACTTTAATTTTTAATATTACTCACTTTGTTTACATTTGTGTAAACAGCTTAAGAATGATATACTTGACATTAGGCGATAATGAGATTTCTATTCCATCCAGTTACGGGGAGTTAACTTATAGTCAGTTTGATAGACTTCTTAAGCTGTCCAACTCAGATGATTTTTTAAGTATCGTTTCTGTTTTGTCTGGTCGGCCAAAAGAAGAATGGGATGCGTGTCCAGATATCAACGCAGACATCAGTCTGTATGAATCACTAAAATATCTTGAAGAGCCTTTTGCTCCAATATTCATTAAGCCTGACAAAATCAGAATCAAAGGCACTCTTTACGATATACCTGGAGGAATAGCAGTGAACACGCTAGGGCAAAAGCTAGCCCTGCAAAGGTGTATTACAAAGGCCGAGAAGGATGGAGTAAAAGAAGTAGAGCTTTATCCCTACATCGTTGCGCTGTATATGCAGCCAATAGTAACCGGATCACCATACAATGAAGACAAGGTAGAAGCCTTAGTCAGTGATATTAAAGATTGCCAGCTACAGGAATTGTTTCCTATTGCTGGTTTTTTTTTGAAGAGTTGCGTGACACCCTCAAAAAAGAAAAAGAAAGGTTATCCTATACTCCAACTCAGGAAGAAGTCAGGGCCGGAATCAATCGTTTTGAAAAGTTCGGAGAGTTACCAACGCTT